GCATTATTAGTAAAAGTATGAACTACAGGAGTTAATCCAAAATCAGTTGCTAATTCATTTCCTAAAACAGTTTCTAAAGCACCAATATCATCTGCCTCAGATTTACCTACAGAAATATTCTGCGCATCTCTATATTCACCGTTAGGTATTAATCTATCATCCAAGTCTTTATTCATCTTGGATTTTAGAAAACTATTTTTAATTTCTACCATGTTTAATATTTAATCCATTTAGATTGATTTCTCATAACTTGAACAATTGTATCAAGTTTAATATTAGATAATCTAATTTTTGCATTTCTTAATTTAGCGCTTCTTTCTTTTTTAAATCTTTGTACTACATATTCTTGAATACCAACATTAGTAGATAATATTGAATACAATATATGAGCATATAAAGCTTCTTCAGCTAATTTAGGTATTCTTTGATCCAAATCATAAGCATTACCATCTGAAATATATTCTAATATTATTAATTTTTCTTTTAAATTGTTAGAAAAACCAAATAATCCTTTTCTATCATCTACTATAAACCATCCATTTCTTTGACTAGTTTCTGGATTTAAACCATATCTTTGACCTAAAGCACCATCATAATAAGTTTTCCAATAAACATCTGCTATTGAATAATCATTTAAATATGCCCCACTTATTTTTCTAGGATTGTTACTATCCCAAGTTGCTACAGTTTGAGATGTACCATCAACATTAGAATTTTCACTATCTTGAGTTGGTATTCCTTCGTTATCTTGAACTGGATTCGCATAAGGTCTTAATGTTAATTCATTTGCAGGATAAATAGTATGTTGAACACCCATAGTATCTGTATAAGATAATCTTGTATAGTTAACATAATCTTGAGGTATTACAACAGATAAACTAGTAGGTATAGTTAATTCTTGTGATCTAACGCTTTTTAATGTATCATAACTAAATTCTTGTAATCCTCTTTTAGCATGAAATATTACATCTGTTCTTTTTACACTTGGTATAAGTTTACCAACTCCTACATAAGCAATTAAAAAATTATCAATAACATCTGTTAATCTAGTATATGAATAATCACCATGCATATCCCATAAAGTATCTTCATTCATTTGAATTTTAAGATACGTAGATGCGGGTAATGAAGTATTTACAGTGATAATATTAGGAGTGGACATAGTCCAAGGACTAGCAAATTGAAATCTTAAATCTGTAGATGCAGGTATTTGAGATGTTATATTACAACTTATACTGGTCCAAGGAGTTAATGAATCTGCAAGTACAGTTCCATATACTGCTCCTGTTGCAACATTAACTACAGTCATGTCTTTTAAAATATCTGCATTTGCCGCAAGTAAAGGTATATTAACTGGATTACCTACTAAAACTATAACTGCAGTATTTGTACCTGTGGTAGAAGCTATTGTAGAGGTAGGTATTAATTCAGTCCAAGTATTTGCATCGGGACTTGTATAAATTTTAAAGTTATTAAGATTATAACTTGCACCTGAAGGATCTGAACTTCCAAAAACTAAATTTGTTTGAAAAGTACTAGTAAAAGTTTGACCTACATAATCACTTGGAATATCGGTAGCGGTAGTAGCTATCGTTTGAAACTGCTGTGCTCCTGCGTAATATTGTCTGTTAGTTTCGGTAATTAAACCGCCATTAGGTATAGGCATAATTTATTAGCTTTGTTGATTTATATTTTCTTGTTGTACTTGTGCTGCTGCTACTTGAATTATTTCTGGATCTTTAATTACTACTCCAGCATATAATAATATTTTTAATATTAATTCCGTTTGCTCTGCTGGATGCAATTCAAAATCAAAAGAAGTAGAAGTACTATATACATATTGATTACTTACTCCTAGAGTAAAATTCCAAACCGGTGTGATTGGCTTTCTAATATAAGAAACATTTATACCACTTGTAATGGTGTCTGGGTATATAGTTAATTTATTTTGTTCATATATATAAATAGGATAAGTAGTAGTAGGACTAGTTAAATTAGAACTTAAAAGATGATATAATTCTCCTCTATCTATTCTTTGTAATTCTTGTGTAGGTAAAGCTCCTGTAGTATATATTATTTGTCCTAATCTATAAAACTGTTTAGGATATACATTTACTATTAAAGTTTGACCAATAGTAGGTTGAGAGTTAAAAGTAATAACTGTTCCAGATATTGTATATTGTGTTTCATCTAAAAGAATACCATTAGCAAAAACTTGAACAACTCCATTAGACACCTCATCAGCTGTTACAGTTTGTATAGTGTAAGTTACTCCACCTAAATATGTTAATGAAGCATTTAAACCAATTGTTTGTGGTGAACTTAATGTGAAAATAGTTCCAGTTACATTAGCTGTAGCAATAGTTACAGTACCCACTATACCGGTACCAGTAACTGTCATTCCAACTTCTATATTAGTGTTAGGAGTTACTAAAGTCATATTAATACTAGCAGCTACTGCTAAATTTGTACTAGAAGTTGTCCCTGTAGTAGCAAATACTGTAGTTGATCCAAGTACTGGAGTAGATCCGGAAAATTGTTGTGGTAGATTAAAAACGTTACTTGAAGAAATAGACGTAGCGCTTCCAAATTCTTTGAATATAGAGATTTTTTCATCAAGATCTACGACTCTATCAGCGTAGTCTGTATCTGTTTGTGGAATACGTATTTGTTGATTTAAACTCTCGAAATATGTTTCAAATATTTCTAATTGGGATTGAGCACCTGTTTTATTAAACTCTAAAGGTGTCATATAACCCCTTTGTTCTTTATTTAGTATTAATAAAACGGTTTGATATACAGTGTTTACGTTTATTGCCATTTTAATATTTTAGTTAATAATGGAAGGGCCGTTTTTTAAGCGACCCACCACTATATTTATAGTCACATATTATTGTAACTTTTTCTCAATTGTTTTGAAAACTTCTACCCCTTCATCGGTTTTAAACCATGCAGCAATTGCTGAGTAGGGATTTTCATCAAAAGGTATAGTCATTAATTTTCTATTATTAGATCCCCATAAAAATTCTCGTTGATCTTGAGATAACTTAATTATCTCTAATTCTACAGCTTTAATACCTACGTTTCTTAATCCAACGTTTTCATCATTTGCTATTGCTATAAAAGCTTTTGGATTTTTCTTAGCCATTAAAAGTAAATCTCTTTTAATTTCTTTAGAAGTCATATTTCCTACTGCTGTTCCTTTTTCAACTCTTAAAATAGCTTCAGCTTGATCAACATCCATTGTTTTAGCAGCATTCATTGCATCTAATTGTAAATTTATTTCTTCTAATTCATCAACAGCAACAACTTCTTTAGAAAACTCAGTATAAACATGTGCCATTCTTGGGTGATATAATGAAAGTAATTTTTGTAAATTTTGTTGTTCTTTAGATACATTTAAAACTCCATTTTCAAATATAATATGACCTAATGTAACTTCTCCTTTTTGTTCATCAACAAGTGGTGAATTTTGATTAGTTGCATATCTTAATTCTCTTTGAGTTCCCGTTATTGGATCAAACCATAATAAAGGATAACGAGTTGTATGTTTAGAACCTAATGTAAACGTTAAAGGTTCTTTATTTTGTGTTAAGATATAAGTTCTATCTTTAATCTCCCATTTTGGGGCTATAATTTCTTTTGTTTTTGACATGATATAATATAATATAATTAATAAAAAATAAAGAGTATCTCCGCCTTACGACGGAGATAAACTTTAAAGCAATCTTAGCTTTGGAATAATACGAAATTATTCGCAGCTTGAGTAATTAGACATCTTTCAGATAACCAGTTAACCTGCATTGCATCTAACTGAGAAGTATAAGCACCTCCAGCAGATCCAGTGATCCAGTTTTTGTATCGTCTGTCGTCTCCTTGTGAAGCTCTGTATCTAACATGCAAGAATGGTCTTCGTATGTTTGTACCAAGTGATTGGTCATAAACAGTTGAAGTTCCAGCAGGTATTAATACACCATCAATGTTATTAACAGCAACACCACCTCTTGTAGAAGCGTCATTTAAGTATTTCCAACTAGTTTTGTAGAAGTCATAAGAACCTCTTCTGAAACCAGAGAAACCTAAATTAAGAGCCATATCTTGAGAATTTTCAAATAAACCATAAGCAACACCACCAGAGAATCCAGCAGAAATTTGTCCTAGCATATCATCAAAATCTAAATCTAAAGATCTGTTTAAGAAAAGCATATTTTCTTCGATAGCTCCCTGAGTATCTAAGTTCTTAAGAACTTGATCAAAGTCACTGATACCAGTACCTGCAGAAAATCCTGTAAATACATTACCTCTTGCAGTAATCGCAGCAAAAAGACCTTGAGAACCATGAGCAACAGCAGCACCACCAGCAGCAGTAAATCCTGGTACATTAGCAGAGTTAGCAGTAAAACCATCAGCAGCGATAGCTTGTTCACCTTCAACCATTGCCATTTCTAAATAGTCATCAAATCTTAATCTTGTTTCAGATTCAGATTTTAGATACCATAAATATCCTGATGTTCCATCTTCAGTAGCAACTTCTACCCAACCGATTTGAGCCATATCAGAACCATTAATTTGGAATGAATCTTTTATGATAATTGGTTGATTAGAGAATTGAGTAAATCTTGGTTCAATAGATTTAACAGTACCAACACCACCAATACCTTGTGGTGCAGTTGTACCTTTAGCAAATATAGAACCATAAACAAACACTTTTAAGTTATTTGTTGCAGCTCCTAAAGTAGCCCAGGTAGCAACTTGGAAAGGGTAACAAGTTAAAGTAGTTACACCAGGTCCAGCAGCTACAGCTACAGCACCAACGATACCTTTAACAGTAATTCCCGTTGCAGGATTCATTACTACAATAGTATCATTTGGAAATATTGCATTTCTAGCAGCTGTTTGATTAACAGCGGCATTTGTAGGAATAGTTATTGTCATATTCCCAGCAATAGGAAGATCACAATTCTGATAAGAGACGTGTAATCTATTTTGTTCAGACCAAATTACTTGATCAGATGTCATTGGCAGTTCGGCGCCAACCATTTTCAAGAAACCACCTAAAGTTCGGTTTCCATATCTTTCTACCTCAGCTTCATAAACTTCTGGTAGATATTGTTGCGCAAAATCATTCGCACCAGCCGCAGCTGTGTTAAATGCTAGATAATTTTGAGCTAACGTTAATTGTTGTTGTGATGGAGTTACTGCTCCATACACGGGATTAATTGCCCCCATAATAATTGATTTTTGTTTTTAGTTAAATTTTCTTGTTTTTATCTTCAATTTTGAAGAATCAAGACCGCTAACAGCTTTAACTTTTAATCCACCAATAAAAACATCGCCAGGGGTTTCCCTAACATCTTCTTTTATATTTTTGGATTTTGCAACAAGATCTTTAGTAGCATCGGATTTTCCTTGCTCATAAAAATGATGTGCAATAGTGTCCACATTTTCAGCGGCATACATAGCTTTATGATAACCTTTAACATCTTTTACATTTCCTTTATCATCTAAGAACTTCTTAATGGTGTTGGCAATATTAGATTGTTTAGTCCCAACTTCAGTTGGATTTTTAACCCCATATCTAAATTTCTTTTCTCCTATAGCGATATCAAAACCTTTGAAATCTTTAGAGAAATAATCTTTAGTATTAGATTTAAAATCTTCGTGTTGTTGTTGAGCTGTGTTTTGCTCCTCGTTGTAGCGATTGAAAAAATCCATAGCTTTTTGTTGGTCTTGAGTAACTCCGGGTCTCAACTTGATTTCCTCGTAGTATTGACTCTTTAAACCTTCTAAATGCTGGCGGGCTTTTGCAACCTCTTCTTTATACGCAAGTTTCTTTTTACGAATCTCACGTTCTTCGTCTACTTCTTCATCATAAGAAAAATTATCTTCAATCATGAAGTTAATTTCCTCTGAATCTAAGTGTGACTTAGCTTGTTTATAATACTCTCTTAAAAGAGCATCATTATCTATATTAGAATAGTCAGCATTTAATCTAACATAATCCTCTAATGTACCACCTGTTTCTTTCATAAAGTCTACGACTTTTTCGATATTATCAGGTAGTGTTGATATTTCTCTTACTTCTTCTGGAGTAGGAGCTATAATTTTTTCTTCAAGTTTCTCCCCTATTTCTTGTATTTCTTCTTCTACTTTTTCTTCAATAGGTTTTACTTCTTTAACGATTTCCTTAATAGGACTTTCTATTTTTTCGTCGGTGGACCGTACATCTTTAACCATTTCTTGCACGTCTTTTTTGTCTTCTTGTTTTTCGACAGGCACATCGCCCACATTTGTCTTTTGTGTTTGAACGGCATCTTTTTCTTTTTTAGGTTTAGATAAATCTATTTTAATAGGTTCATCACTTTTCGCTAGTTTTTTTGGCCTTTTTTTAATTTTAAAAGTACCTTCTTGTTTTACTTCTTGTTCTGACATAATATAATATAATATAAATTAATAAAAATTGTTTACTACGGTTCAAATTGCTCTAAACCAAAACCACCTAAATTTTCATTTCCAGCGGTTTCAAAATCTGTAGGCAATGTATCGTTTTGCCTTTGACTAATCATTTGTGATTGCTGACTTGCTTGTAATTTTGTTCTTTTATCTTTACGATCTTCTATAAATTGTTCTTTTTCACTTACTCGAGCATTTTGAATTTGAGCAAGTTGAATCTGGTATTGATATTCTTCCGCCATTAATTGTCTTTTAATTTCGGCTTCTGTTTGCATTCTTTGTATTTCAAATTGAGATTTCGCTTGTTCTATTTGAACTTGTGATTCAGTATTTGCTTGATTTTTTTGGACTTCATTCATAGCTGCTTGTTCAGCTAATTGAGCATTAGCTTCAGCTTGAGCTTGTATTTGTTGTTGTTGGGCAGCTTGATCTTGTTCTTGTTTTTTAATTCTTCTAAATTTTAATACTTGATTTGCTAATTGTAAATTTCTAATTTCTCTTATATCAATAGCATCTTCTAAGAATATTTGATTTTGTTGTAAAGCCATTTGAATATTTTGTTCAACCATCGCTTTTTCTTCTTCATCAGGTTCTAATTCTAAATAAATACCAAAATCATGTAATGAAAGATCTTTTATTTCTTCTAATGTAGCAATATTAAATTGATTTATACTCTTTGTTAAAGACGCACTTGTTAAATCAAAATCTAACATGTCAGCAATTTTTAACGAAATATTTTCACAAGTTCTTAAAGTTAAATATAAAGTAGCGTCTAAAATATGTTTAGTAGCAACATTAGACGCGTTAGCTGCCATTTTTTGTAACCCAACTAAAGCATTCGGATCTGGTTGACTACCATCTCTAGCTTCATTAAGTCCTGTCACATCTCTTATCATTTGAAGATAATATTGATAAGTATTTACTAAAGATGCTATTTTACCATTAGCACTTGATGTTTGTAATTCTTGAATAGGGACTTTACCTCTATTAGGATCTCCATCTTGAGTTAAAGATCTACCAACTATCGAACCAGTTTGGAAATACATGTTTAATGCTTCCTGCGGATTATAATTAGTTCCGTTACCTAAATCAACTTCAGAAAGACCATCAACATCTACAAATACTCCATCTGGAACCATTCTTTGTATTACTTGTTGCAATTTTAATGATGTTAATTGAATCATATCTGCAAAAGTTGTAATACGACTTACTAATGAATCAATTCTACCTTGATAAATATGTGGAGCACAAATATTATAATTTAAAAATACTTTAGTTGTATCTCCTTTTGGTCTAGTCATGTTTTCTGCTAGTTTCCATTCTAACATTTGAGGAGCACCCATTACTTTTACTCCACTATATAATACTTCTATACTTCTTGAAACTCTATTAAAATTATCACTTTTAGGTGGATTAAAAAAATCTTCTTTTTGTAATATTTTTTCTAATCCATGATCAGTTTTTTTAATTTTAAAAACTTGATCAACATAGGTTTTATATTCAAAATATAATAATTGAATTAAATCATTATCATAATTAGGATTAGATATATACCCTTGTCTACCTGGGTATCTAACCATTGTTTCTAATTCTTCATTAGTGATAAGAGGAAATTGTTTTTTAATTTCCGGTATCGTTAAAGATTTTATTTCACCAACATACCATACGTCTTCAAAATTAGGATCATTAGTATAAGAATATACTAAATTAGCTGGATCTACATAATCTATTACTATTCCCTCTGTTTTATTAAAACTTGTTTTAACAGCTCCTATACCTATAGTAACAACATCTTCTGTTACTCTTTTACTAGTTAAATGATATTTATTAAAAGCTAAAGTATTATTTATAGCTTCTTCTTCTGCAATTTCAATAGATTGTTTATAATCTAATTGCATATAAACTTCTAATTCTTTTATATTAGAAGGTAAATTATTTTTTTCTCCACTTTGCGAAAAATCAACTCCTAACTCCTTATTAGCTTGTTGAATAAATGCTTGATTATTCATATCTGTTAAAAGCCTAGTAGCATAATCTGTTCTACTTTGTAATGCAGTGGGATCTTGGGCGTAAGCTTTTAAATCATATTTTTTTTGAGCAATTCCATTTACAACTATATCTACAAACTTAGGGATAATAGGAACTGGTTTCCAATCTAAATTTAAATAAGATAAATCTCCATCTATAGCTAATTCATCTTTATATTTTTGTACCGGTTGTTCGCCTCTGGCATATAACCGTAAACGATTAAAATTAGTGTAACCTGTGTTCCATTTACCAGAATTCATTCTTCCTCCTCTAAACCATTCATATTCAATAGCTTGTCCTACTCGTAAACCATATTCTAAAGTTTTCTTTTCTGCCTCAGGTACCACCTGACTAGGAAATGCACTATTAGTTACATTAGTATCAATCATTTAATAATTATTTTTGATTCATCGCCTTTATTGTCGTATTTAGAAAAATTTAATAGAACTTTTTCTTTTATAACTTCAGCCACAGGCTTATATTTATTTTTATTACACGCCATTATGGCTAATCCCGAACTAATCGAGGCATCATGTTTCGTTCTATCATTTATATTAAAAGCAGACCAATCTTCAAGTGTTCTTTGAAAATACATTGTCCCATATTGTTCATTGTTGTAACCTACAAACATTTCTATATATGCTTCAATTGCAGCTGCATGAGCTTGCTTTATATCTTCACTTGAATTTGGTATCCCACCTATTTCTTTTTCTGCTACAGATAATTTATACATTGTTTTATCTGGTCTGTTCATTGAATAACCTCTATAACCTCTTCTTTTAAAGTAATATAAAAGTCTAGGTTTATTGTTTTCTGCTAATATTGGCATACCATAAAAAACGCAAGCCATAAGAACATCTTCAAAAAATATTTCAGCAGTTGGTGGTCTAGATATATATTCTAAAAGAATAAATTAGGTGGAGCATCTTCCATGCTAAACTTAGTTAAACCATGTAATGATCCTTTAGAACCTCTCCCGTCCACTGTTCCTGATATATCATAACTATCACAACCAAAAGCTCCCATATGTTCATTGCCAGGGAATTTCCGACCATTTCTGATTAATACTCTATTTTGTTGGATTGTATTAGGAACCCATGATACTATAAATCTTCCTTGTTGACTAGGTGTAAAAATAACACTTGTATCCTTAACACCATCCACCCATTGAAAATTTCCTTTAGTTAACACTGCCGAATGCTTTAAATCTTCATTATAATCTATTTGCTCGTAAATCTTTGTTAAATTAAATAAAGATTGTTTTGTTTCATCTCTGAATGCGTGTTTTTCTGTACGTGGAAACTGTCTATATAACTCATTAAGTGCATCAGGATCCTCCTTAAGGCCATCTACTTCATTCTCCCAGTGCTCAATGACCCCGATCTCAATCTCTTGCTCATCAATTCCCTTAACTGGGGATTTCGGAGTGTCAAAGACAGGGTGCCCATGAGTATCGATGTATCCCTCGTAATTCCATTCCATAGGTATGAACAAGCTATATAATCCTGAGCGAGTCTGTCCATTGCGGTTTCTTTTTGTAACATCTGATCCATCGTATAGTTTTTTATAGTTTCTACCTCCTTTATCCAATGCATTTGATGTTGAACCCATCATACATTTTCCTATAATCTTACTACCTAATCTTAATGTAGTTTTTGTTACTCTCCAGTTATTAAGAATGTTTTCAGGTTTTTCCCATTTACCAGCTTCATCGTGTACAAGGAGCATAAGTTTTTCACCATCATAGGAGTTATCCCCTGTGTTTTTCCAGTCAATAGTTGTATCGAGTCCAACCATTTCACTAAGCTTTTCGTTTGACTCAAGTTTTTTTCTTGTAAATTTAGATGCTGGAACTCTGTAAGCGAGTTCTGTTTTCGGACGGTCCATACCATCTTGTATGGGTTTGAAGAAAAATGGGTAGTTAACCGAGATCGGGACGATCTTATCTGTAAACATTTTTTTAGCATCTGCTCCAGACTTTGATAAGACACCGAATCTTGCAT